ACATTTAATGTTTATTGATAGTGATATTAGTTGGAAAGCAATGGATGTAATGTATATGTTACATTTAATTGCTGAATCAAAAGATACAGAGGAACCTTTAAAGATTTTTACAGGTCTGTATCCAAAGAAAACTATTGCTTGGGAAAAAATCTTACATGCAGCTAAAAGCGGTAGATATGATGAAAACCCAAACGCGCTACAAATGGTAGCAGGTGATATGGTATTTAACCCAGATCACGAGGCTTATCCTGATGGACAAGCTCCTATATTTGAACCTGTTAAAGTAAGAGAAGCTGGTACAGGTTTTATGATAATAGAAAGAAGTGTATTTGAAGAGTATGAAAAGACATACCCTGAATATAAATATACTCCTGACCATTTAAGAGAAGGAGATTGGAAGCCAGGAGAACAAATAATGGCATATTTTGATTGCATAATCAATGAACAAAATCGTTATTTAAGTGAAGATTATATGTTCTGCGAAAATGTGAGAAAGATGGGTACAGACATTTGGTCTTTACCTATGGTAGAGTTATTACACACTGGTACTTATACTTTTCAAGGCAATCTGATTCAGATGGCTCAGGCCGATGTTCATGCAACTATCGATCCTGGCTACGCTAAAAAACTGCAAGATGAGAAGTTGAAAGAGCAACCCAAAAATAATTCTTGACAACAACTCACAAAAGTGTTATAATATATGTTACTATTTGACTGGAATAAGATTGTAAGAGTAAGCAAAGGAAATGTTAATGATATCATTACAATCCTTAGAATTATTACTTACAAGCTAAGACCTAAAAATTACTATGATAAAACTTTTAAGTTTTATAAATATCGTTTCGGTGGCAAGTCTTATCTTCTAAATCCGAAAGATTTACTTGAACACGGACGAGCATATAGTGATAGAGAAGTTGCGGAATATGCAGGTGTCGCATCATTTCGTAATTATCACGACTATGTGAATACAAAAGACACCTCATTGGATTATCTGGTATGTCCAGTATCAGATGAAATATTAACTAATAACAGACTGCTTGAATTGAAAGATGGTCGGATTCACTTTCTATTCGAGGAGACATGGAGAAAATAAAATGGCAATTGGATTTAACCAAACTAAAGGATCGGCTCAAAAAGAGAAGATTGAAACTTATAACTACGCAGGTAAAGAAGACCATCATGTAAGACTTGTTGGTGATTTATTACCTCGCTATGTCTATTGGATTAAAGGTGAAAACGGGAAGAATATTCCTATGGAGTGTTTATCTTTTGATAGAAACTCAGAAACCTTTAATAACAAAGAACATGACCATGTTCGTGACTTTTATCCTGATTTAAAATGTGGATGGTCTTATGCCGTTCAGTGTATAGACTACGCCGATAAATCAGTAAAAGTTCTTAATTTAAAAAGAAAGTTATTCGATCAAATTATAGTAGCTATGGAAGAGTTGGGAGACCCAACAGATCCAGTCACAGGATACGATATCCATTTCAAAAGAAAGAAGACTGGCCCACAGGTATTTAATGTCGAGTATCAATTACAAGTTCTTAAGTGCAAACCAAGAGAACTTGAAGATTGGGAGAAAGACTTAGTTGCAGACCTAAAGTCTATGGATAATGTTCTTCCAAGACCAACTGCTGATGCACAGTTAGAACTTCTAAGAAGAATCAATAATGAAGAAGGTTCTGTTTCTGAGGAAATCTCAGAGGAGTTTGATGTATCATGATTGGAGTAGGAGAGAAGTTTCCACCTTTTAGATTAAAAGGTGTGGATGCAAATAATGAACTTGTAGAAGTTTCTGTAACAGAAAACTATGAGCCATTAAAACACGACTATACAGTAGTGTACTTCTACCCAAAAGATTTCACTTTTATCTGTCCTACTGAAATTGCAGGCATGGATATGTTAGTAAGTGAAGCTAATGTAATCGGTATTAGTGGCGATAATGAGTTCTGTAAGTTAGCTTGGAAAAAAGATAATGAACTTATTTCAGACATTAAACACCCACTTGCTTGTGATGGTATGTTAAAACTTTCTTCTCAGCTAGGAATAGTAAATGAGTTTGAAGGTGTTTGCTACAGAGCAACATACATCCTTGACAAAGAGTGTACTATACAACATGTAAGTATAAATGCACTTGACACAGGCAGAAATGCAAGTGAAGTTCTAAGAACTTTACAGGCAATCAAAGCAGGTGGATTAACAGGTTGTGAATGGCAACCAGGAGAAGACTTCGTAGGATGATTTTATTTACAGCAGATTGGCATATCAAGTTAGGACAGAAGAATGTACCCGTCCCATGGGCGTGTACTAGATATCAACTGTTTTTTCAACAGATACAAGAAGCTATAGATGAACACGGAGTTACTCTACATAT